AAGCATTAATTGATACATTAACTGACCCTGAAGGAAATATATCAGGTGCTACTGATTTATTATCACAAACATTTTCAGGATTAGTTTCTAACTTTCAAGATAGTTTATCGCAACTTTCTGATAGCATTGGAGATTTGTTAGCACCAGCAATAAAAAGAGTTATTACTTTTTTAAAAGAGGGGACAGACGATATAACTGAAGCATTTAGAAGATTAAATGAAACTCAACTTGAAACAACAATAAGACAATTAAAAGAAGCAGGGCTTGATACTGGTAATTTAGTTTTATTAAACAAAGAAATATTATTAGCAGAAAAACAAAAAATAACTGCAGGAAACACATTAGATAGTCTTAGGGAAAAAAACAAACAAGACGAAGCAGATATAAAAACAATAAATGAACAAATAGTAAACTTACAACGAGAAGCATTAAAAATAGGTGAAGATGAGGTTGAAATAATTAAAGTATTAAATGGAAGGGGCGATAGATTTATTGAACAAGAAGTTTCAAAAAAAGAATTAGTCGAAAATCGCATAAATGCCTTGATAAGACAATTAGCAATAGAAGCACAATCTATTACTGACAACAATGAGTTAATAAGACTATTAAAAGAACAAGAATCCCTTGAAGAAACTATAAGACTTTTAAAAGAAGGAAACTTAAAAGTTGATGAAGAAAAAAAAGTAAACACAGATGGTATTTTGAATATTGATCAAGAATTAACAAAATCAGCACAAAAACAATTAGCACTTCAAATAAAACAAGGTAAAGTTTCTGCTGAAAATGCACTAAATCTCTTAAACAATCTATTTATAGAGTTAGCAACATTAAAATTAAAAAACAGATTACAATCTCAAATTAATGCAAAAAAAGAAAAAGAACTTCAATTAACACAAGCGACAACAGCAGCAGGTGCAATTAGTGGTGGTTTTCTTGGGTTTGTAAGAGGGTTATTCCAAACTGGTGGAAGTTATGTAAATAGATTTCAAGGTGGTGGTAGTTTCAATGTCAATCGTAGAACTGTTTTACCTACCAATCCACCAGCAATAGTTGGAGATAATGCAAGTGGTATGGAACGAATTGATATTACACCTTTGCCTTCTCCAACAAGACCGAGTGATAGAAACATTAACATATACATATCAGCACCATTGGTAGATGAAACAGTTGTTGATACAATAATCCCTGCTATAAGGAGAGCAGAAAAACTAAACTTATGAATGTAACAAAAAGAACAGCAAGTGTATTTTTAGGTAAAAAATTTCATGGTACAAAAAAGATGAGTACTAAGGATAGATTAAAAAAAAGAAAGATAAAGATAAGGAGATTTTAAGGTGGAAGTCGGAAAAGATACTAAATTTACATTCAATATTGAAACACTTATCAGTATTGGTGTAACAATATTTATGATAGTTGGTTTATGGTTTAATCTTCAAGCAGACATAGAGGAAGCAAAAAAGTTACCTGAACCACCAATCAGTAGAACTGAATATGATTTGAAAGACCAAATGATAAGAAATTCTATTTTAAATACTGAAGAAAAAGTAGAAAAACTTGAAGAAAAAGTAGATGATATTAAAGATGATACAAGAAGTATAAACGATACTCTACTAAAAATGAATAATAATTAATATGAGGTATAGACATGAATTGGTTTTATGGTTTGGGATACTTGCTTGGTATCTGTTTGTGGTTATCACCATTACATTCTCAGGCAATTAATCTTAACAATTTTCAAGCAATACAATTAATGAGTCTTGAAGATTGTGCAGTAGTACAAGTAAACGCAAGTTGGAATTTTGCTAACAGATTAGAAATTGAAAAATTAAAAGATTGTTATGTTGCAGAAATTGACCTTGCAAATAAAAACATTGGGGCTGTAATTCAAAAAGAGTGGAACATTAAAACTGTACCAACAATAATTATTTTTGAAAAAGGCAAAGAAGTGATGCGATTTGAAGCAGGTATATCCATGAAGTTTGATGAAAGTGAAATCCTAAGAAAGATACGATTGGAAATACAATGATAAAGAAAAAAAGACAATTTAGAAAAGTAAGAAAAAATAAAAGAGGTACGCCTTTAAAGTATCTTTCAGGTGTAAAAAATAAAAGAGCAACTGAGAGAGAAATTAAAAGAACTTCAAGACTTTATAAGGCAGGTAAATTGACTCCTGCGATGATGGACGCAATAAGCAAAAGGAGAGCAGCAAGTGGCAAGAAAAAGAAGAAAAAGAGGTAGTATAAATACCAGTCTTAAAAAATATTCAGGCAAAGGATATTCAATGGCTACTTTAAGGAAAGTTTATAAAAGAGGTTTAGGTGCTTATTATTCAAGTGGTAGTAGAGCAGTATCAGCACACGCTTGGGCTATGGGACGAGTTCGATCCTTTGTAACTGGTAGAGGTGGTGCAAGAAAAGCAGACGCAGACTTAATAAGAGGTAAAAGAAGAAGAAGATGAGTTTTACAAATACAGATTATCAAGCAAAACTATCACCAAGTATGACCGAAAATTGGTTGGTACAAATATTTAAAAATACTACTTCAAGTGTAGCAACAACCGATACGCCTGATTTTAGATTTAGTTTTTCAGATACAACATACAATAATCTAACTTACTATCCAGCAATATTAAATAAACCAAGTGTAAACTATTCACTTGATTTAAAAGCATTTACTACAAAAACTGGAAGTGTAACTTTAAATCTTGCTAATATAAATTTAGATGGAACAACTTTATTAGAACTGTTAGGAAACGATACATTAAATGGACAAGTTAATATTTTATCTCAAATTGATAATGATAATACTGCTGCTAATGCTTTACAAATATTTAGTGGTAGAGTTAGTAGTTTTGCTTACAGAAACAACACTATAGTATTAAATCTTGTTTCTAATAGACCATTTCAAAATGTTTCTGTACCACAAGGTAGAACCAGCAATTCAACCGATCCTCAATACAATAACAAACTAATACCTTTGGTATTGGGCGATTATACTGCAAACACAGGATTTGTTTCAGGACAAGATGTCTATGCTTGTGAGTTTCTTAAAAATGATGGTAATAACTTTATTTATATAATACCTGAAAGCACAAGTGGTACTGATAAATTAGAATTTTATGATAGGGGTTTGAAACGATTTGTTGAACTGGTAGATACAAATACAAGTATTGTTACGATTGATAGCGCCAAAACACTTTCAGTCCCAAGAGAAATGAAAAGGCAGTTTAATATGTTGCCTGATGATATAACACAAACATTAGTTGGTGCAGATGTAAGTTTGAGTTCAGGAAGTTTAGCAAATTCTTTTAATGGAGATACTGGCAATAATGCAACATTTTCAAATACTGCTGGATATTCAAGTGAAGCCAAAGGTGTAGTGTTGCAACTCAAAATGCCACAAGTAAATGGTAAAATAACTGCTATAACATTGGGATTATCAGGAACATATAGTCAAACTATTACTGGAAGTCCAGCAGGAACTGATGGTGCATTTTTCAATTTAGCAACTTCTTTAAGTAGTAGTTTTGGTGCTACAACAAGTGATGTTGAATTAATAGGAACTGCAAGTAGTGGTGATAAAGTTAATAGATCAAATTTTGCTTTACCTACATCTACCGATATTGCAAGTATTTTGGTTGATAATGCTTTACCTGATGAATTGTATTTAAGTTTTAAATTTAATGCTTCAGGAGATGGAGATTATAGCAATTTCAATGTTGTGTTAAGCAATATATTTGTTACGATCACAGCACAAAATGATTTAACTAATGAACCTATCGCATCACAAGAATTTAATGCTGGGATAGATAAATTATATCTTGGAAGAAGTGTGCTTACAGAAGGGTTTACTGCACACTCATCAGTTCCTACATTAAGTGATTTGAATAATCCAGTATCTATTCATAGACAAATATTACATGATATTATCAATGTTGCAGATTCAGATAGTGATACAAAAATAGAAAACTCAGGATTTAAAAGTGTTGCAGAATTACGAGATTCTACATTAACCAGTCCAACATCTACGCATTGGAAAACAAGAATTAATCTTTATGATGAAGTATCTTTTGAAAGCATATTAGAACAATTACAATTTGAGGGTTGTTTCTTTTTTGAGTTTAGTCCACAAGCACAACAAACAAGTATTAGTGGTGTAAATGAATTACGATATTTTACTATACCTGATAATCCAGTAGCAGCAGTAGATTTATCACAAAATGATATAGCAAACTATGAACTTGGTATTACGCCAGTTTCTGACCTTGAAACAAATATTGTAGTAAATTACAAACCACACCCAACAGAAAATCAATATTTAAAACAAGATACTTTTACTTCATCAACAA